GTTACCAGTACTACTTGGGTAGACTACTAAAGGTTGAAGAAGAACCATCCATTTGGTCAGCAGGCGGACGAGCATTCCACTTGGCAGCAGAGTTGTATGACTATGACAATTAACCCACTATGGGAACAAGCGTGGCGTAAGGAGACCGAAGGTCTTGACTTTGCTAACGCACGAGTAGCAGGGCGAGCAACTAAACTCAACCCTAACAAGGAAGATGCTGCTTGGTGGTATGAACAAGGTTCCGTATGGACTGATAACTACATCCTATGGCGCAAGAACAATCCTAACTGGAAAATCTGGACGACACCTCAGGGTGCCAAGGCTATCGAGTTAGAGTTAAACCCTGTCATCTCTGGGGTACCAGTGAAGATGTTCATTGACAGAATCTTTGAGGTTGACGGTAAGTTAGTTATCGTTGACTTGAAGACCTCTCGTGCACGTCCTCAATCTGACCTCCAGTTAGGCTTCTATAAAGTGGGAGTCGAGATGATGTTGGGTGTGGAAGTCAATCTAGGAAACTACTGGATGTCTCGTGAGTCGGGGACAGGAGAGATGATTGACCTAAGTAGGTATACACAAGACACGCTGGAATATTTTGTCGATGGCTTTGATAAAGCACGCAAGGCTGGTATATTTCTACCGAACCTACAATCGTGCAATTTCTGTGGACTCACAGAACATTGCCAATTCACGAAGGAAAAATAAATGCATAAAGTAAATGCACTATCGGCACAAGATGTGTTGGTTGCACTTGAGATGAAAATCATTACACAAGATGAAGCACGCGAAGCACTAGGCTTTGCAGTTAACAAGGAGGATAAGTAATGGCAGAAGATTGGAAGTTACAGGTCTCTTACAAGACCAATGGTGGGGATATGATAAATGTCCGTGCTAATACAGCAGATGAACTTAGCGTATTGCTAGAGGGAGTCGCTGATTTCTCAACACAGATTGCAGCAACAGGAAGAATGCTTAACGGTGCAAGTGTGGTAGCCCCTTTGGCGACGCCTACTTCAACTCCCGTGCAGCAAGCCTCTCCTACCTTCGTAACCGCCCCGACAGCGGAAGCATCAGGTACCACTCCAACGTGTCTTCACGGGGACAGAAAGTTCCTGTCGGGAATCTCGAAGAAGAACGGCAAGCCTTACCGAATGTGGGTATGTCAACAACCACAAGACCAGGGACAATGCACACCAGTCAATGGTTAGACATTGACATAAAGTAGAATTGGTGGAGGGGCATTTATTAGGGGAAGATATCTGCCCCTCTTCCAACTTAAGACAGGGGATACAGATGGAAAAAACAGTCAAGTACTTATTACAAGAAGCATACGTTGATGGATATAACGATGCTCGTGTTGCAATTGCAGAAGAGATTGAAAGACTGCCAGTTGAAAGTTCAACTACTAATGCAGTAGGTATGCAAGTTTTGGCTGCAAAGATTGCACGAGGTAAGAAGTGAGAACACTTGTTCGCTCTGTAGGTAGAGCAGATATTGGTGGAGAACCACTACCTCCAGTATTTCGTTCGCTTGATTCAAACAAAATTATATTTCGTAGAGCAGAAGTCTCTATGCTTGCAGGCACTCCAGGTGTGGGAAAGTCCACTCTAGCACTGGCTTTAGCCCTTAAGATGAAGGTGCCAAGCCTCTACATTTCAGCAGATACTAACGCACACACTATGGCTATGCGTCTTGCATCAATGATTAGCGGTAAGAATCAGACTGATGTTGAGACATTAATGAACAGTGACTACGGTTGGACTAAGGCAACTCTTACTAGAGGTTCACATATTGTTTGGTCGTTTGAATCATCACCTACTCTTCAGGATATAGACGAAGAAGTTCAAGCCTTTGAAGAACTATGGGGATGTCCACCCACTGCAATCTTTGTAGATAACCTAATGGATATTGCTACCGATGGTGGTGAAGAGTTCGCATCAATGCGTGCAATTATGAAAGAGTTAAAGTATCTTGCTCGTGCTACTAATGCTGCGATTATTATACTTCACCACACCAGTGAGGCTGTGCCAGGTAACCCTTGTCAGCCACGAAGTGCACTTCAAGGCAAGGTTGCACAGTTACCTGCTCTTATCTGTACACTTGGTGTCGTTGGTACTTCTATGGCAATCGCTCCTGTGAAGAATCGATATGGAAGAGCAGATGCAAACGGAGATTTGCTAGCGTGGCTAGCATTCAACCCTGAGTATATGTTTATGGATGACATCCCAGAGAATGGATAACAAATGATTAGAGAAGAAGAAGACGATATGACTCAGGAGATGCGTGCCTTTGTTCTACTTGAACTCAAGCAGGAGACTACTAAGTTAATCGAAAAGATTCAAGCAGCCAAGATACCAGTCACAGATGAGTGGACTGAAGGTGTCAACGCTGGATTAGAGTGGGCTGTACGTATCCTCAAGAAGGATAAGAGTGCCTCTTAGTGTGGACTTATGCACTCAGTACAACTGAGGAAGCAACTGCTGTCGAAGTAGGTTATCAACGACAGAAGCCATACTTTGGTGACCCAACTAGAAACATCAACTATTCAGAGGGTGACCTATGGGAGATGTGGCAACACGTTGTATGTGCAGGTTCAGAGTTAGCATTCGCAAGGATGGTTGGCAAGAAAGATTTTGTACCACACTTTAACAAATGGAAGTCTGAGTTAGATATTCCTGGGTTAGGTGAGGTTCGATATTCATTTCCCCCTATCAAAGGTCTTCGCTATACGACACGAGATGAGGACAACTTAATTTATGTTCTAACAACGGGTGGGCTTTGTAATAAAGAACGACGCAATGCGCCTGATTGGAAGGGACCAGATTATGTAGCGGTTGGTTGGATGTATGGTAAAGATTGCAAGAAAGATGAATGGAAATATAACGAGAAGACTTGGTATGTTCCAATAGAATATCTTAATCGAATGGAGACATTGCCTAATGCCATCACAGAGTAGGAAACATCGTGGTTACAGGTCACAGAAAGTTCTTGCTAACTTCTTGGCGGAGAATGGATTTCCTTTTGCGGAATCTACTGGTGCTGGGCGCAGTGGTACTGATGTTACTGGTACTGTTGGTATTGACTGGGAAGTAAAGGCACGCACGGGGTTCAACCCCGCTGCTGCAATTGCACAACTCAAAGACAGAGCCAACGAAAAAGATTTGGGTGTAGTAGTGTTACGACTCAATGGACAGGGAGAGAAATCGGTGGGTGATTGGGTTATGTTAGTACGACTAGAAGATGGCGTAAAACTATTAAGAGATGCGGGATACGGTGATAAGAATTGACAACGACCTTCCAAGTATAAGAGCCATACTTGAGCACTATGGTGCTAAATTAAGACAGACCCACGGACAAGTAAACCTCAAGTGTCCTTTCCATTCAGATACCCACCAGTCAGGCAGTGCAAATCTTGATAAGAATATCTTTATTTGTTTCGCTTGTGGTGTACAAGGCAACAGCATTCAAATTATTGTGAGACAGGAAGGATTAAATTTCAATGAAGCAAAGCGTTTTGCAGAAAGAATTACTGGGGAAAGCAGCAGCACAATACGCGGAAAACATTTATCAGGCGGAAGATTACCTAAGAAGCAGGGGCATACCACTGGAAGTAGCACGTCTGGCATCATTAGGCGTAGTCGCGGAGCCTGAGACAGGGCACGAAGGATTCAAAGGTCGACTATCAATACCCCACATAACCAAGACTGGTGTTGTAGACTTACGGTTTAGAAGCCTTAACCCCGCAGTCGAACCCAAGTATATGGGTATGACTGGAGCAGAGACCAGGATGTATAACGTGCTAGATGTGGAGAGAGCCAGTGATTTTATTGGAGTTTGTGAAGGCGAGTTGGACACCCTTACTCTGTCTGCTTGCGTTGGGATTCCTTGCATTGGAGTACCAGGTGCGAACAGTTGGAAGAAACACTACACACGATTGTTGGCGGACTTTGAAAGGGTCTTTATATTCGCAGATGGAGACCAGCCTGGCACGCAATTCGCCACTAGTCTTGCCAGGGAATTACCAGTTACTATCATTCAACTCCCAGACGGACACGATGTTAATTCAATGTTCGTGCAAGAGGGTGCTAACTACTTCCACCAAAAGATGGGTGTAAATGAACATTGAGGATACTCCTCCCCATAATCACTGCAACGATTGCAACATAACCTTCCCCGATTCGTTTGCTTTAATAGACCATATGATGGAAGAGGGCGAAGAGTTCGACCCGTACTATCTGTTGCCCTCTGGTTTCAAACTTATGCTAGGGTCGATGCTACGGTTCTTGTTTGACAATGCAGATAAACCTGACCAAATCAAAATGATAACTCAGTCTACCTATGTTACACTATTTGCTAGTGAGAATGGGTATGACTTAGTTGATGAGTTGGTTGAGGATATGATTGTCAAGTCTGCACTACAAGACTTTGACCGTGACTTACAACAACTATTAGCGGAGGAACCCAATGACGACGAAGGCGGAGCGTGAGGAAATATGGCAGATTATTCAGTACCTAACAAACTTGGGTTTAAACGTAGTAAAGACGGAGACTCAGGGAACTTCATTGATGGTTTCGTTAGCCATTCCGTTATTGCACGCGAACTCCATCTCGAAGTAAACCTTGCCAATGTAACCAAAGAATTATCTCAATTGCTTATCTCCAAGCATAAAGATTATGGTCCGAAAAATATTTCCCAAGCACCAGGTGGTGCAATCAACGGGTTGCGTGTGCGTATGCACGACAAACTCGCACGCATTAACAACTTGATTGACAGTGGTGCAAACCCTGAGCACGAATCTCTTGAGGATTCCTTCAAGGATATGGCTAACTATGCAATCATTGGACTGCTAGTTTTAAGAGGCAAGTGGGATGAATGAAAGAGCAGGAGTTATTTGACTGGCTAAAGTCGGAGCACTTCCCAGATTTAATACACTCCCCAGAATTATTCGACGGCTTTGATTGCATCACAGATATGTACAAAATGTTTATCGAACTTAAGTCACGCAATACACATTACGATACGTTGTTGCTTGAGAAAAAGAAGTACGACTTCCTTATCACTAAGTCAACTGAACTTGGGTTAACACCCTACTACATTAACTATACACCTGAGGGTGTGTGGTCTTTTCGTCTTGACTTAATACAGAACATTGTATGGGAAGACAAGTGGTTGCCAGTTACAACAGAGTTTGCAAACAAGAACAAGATGATGAAGCCAGTTACCTTCCTCAAAATAGTGGACGGGACAAAGATTAAATGATTGAGTGGGAAAGAATAAAGCGTTGGGATTATGTAGTTGATGCTGTCGGTTCTGAATACTCACGCAAGTTTCCAACCATTGAAGTAGAAGACATCAGACAATCTCTCTATCAGTGGTTTGTTGAGCATCCAAATAAATTAGATGCTTGGGAAGAAATAGGTGACAAGGACGCAAAGAACCTTATCTATCGTAGCCTACGCAATCAAGCCTTAGATTATTGCAACCATTGGAAAGCAAAGTCTGGTGGGTATGAGACCAGCGATTTATTTTATTACGAAGCAGATATGGTTGAGGCACTCTTGCCTCCCGTCTTGCGTGGTGAGTGGGGTGTGACTCACAAACTAAATCTTGGTAGAACTGGCAGACCTTCTGCGCCTAACGAGGGTGGCAACCTTATGGCTATGATGATTGAAGTTGACTATGCGTTTTGGAAACTACCTAAAGATGACAGGAAGATATTATTCCTACGCTATGCAGAGTCAATGGACTTTGGTGACATTGGTAAAGAGTTAGATATGGGCACAGAAGATGCGGTGCGGATGCGTCACAAGCGTGCCATTCGTAAACTGATTAACAAGATTGGTGGGTTC